GCCAAATTAAATTACCATTTCATTCATGTCATGTATGTGAAGAAGACAAAATGGTTGTTAGGCAAAGTGGATACAACGAATTTCCATATCTTGTTCCTAGATGGGCAAAGGCAACAGGAGAAATATTTGGACGTTCACCATCTTTTAATGCGTTACCAGATATTAAAACATTAAATAAAGCAGTAGAAATTGGACTTAAAGCATGGGCTAAAGCTATTGACCCGCCATTATTAGTACAAGATGATGGTGTTATAGGTAAAGTAAGAATGACACCTGGCGGTATCACTGTTGTAAGAAGTGATGCATCTGTACAAACATTGCAAATTGGTAGTAACTGGCAAATAACTGACATGAAAGAAAACCAATTAAGAACAGCAATACGTCAAGCATATTATTCTGACCAGTTACAATTACAAGAAGGTCCACAAATGACTGCTACAGAAGTACAAGTTAGATACGAACTTATGCAAAGATTACTTGGACCAACACTTGGTAGATTTCAATCAGAATTTTTAAATCCACTTATAGAAAGAGTATTTGGTTTAATGCTTAGAGCTGAAGCATTTGAAATAGCACCAGATATTATACAAGGTGAACGAGTAGATGTAGAATTTGTTGGACCATTAGCGCGTTCTCAAAGAATGGAAGAAGCAATTGCTGTAGAAAAACTATATGCATTAGCAGGGCAAGTTGCACAAATAGACCCTAGTATTATAGATAATATAAATCATGACCAAGCAATTAGAATGAGAGCTGAATTGTTAGGAGTTCCAAAATCTGTATTAAGAGGAGAAGATGAAGTAGGTCAAATACGAGAACAAAGAGCAATGCAACAACAAATGCAACAAGAAATGATGCAACAACAACAACAAGCAGAAATTATGAAATCACAAGCAGAAGCTACAAGAGATGCAACTGACCCACAAGTAGTAGACCAAATGCAAAATGCACTAGAAGCTACAGAAGGTGAAGTACAATAATGGCAGATACTGCTGACAAAGATATTAAAAATTTAGAAAATGATTATTTTTTAACCTTCGGTTCTAAAGAAGGACAAAGAGTTTTAGCTGATTTGGAATCAGCTTATTATCATAGGAGTTCTTTTGTTAAAGACCCTTATCAAACTGCTTTTAACGAGGGGCAAAGAGCAGTTATAGTCAGAATAAAAAATTTAATACATAGGAGGAATAAATAATGTCTGACGACCAAATGACCACCGAATCACAAGATAACCCAATTGTAACTGAAGAACCTAATTCAGTGCTTGGGTCTGGTACTGTAGGTGATAATCAAGACTGGAAGGAAACTTTGCCTGAAGAATTGAAAAATGACCCTACTTTACAAAATTATAAAGATGTTGAATCACTAGCTAAAACAGTTGTGCATCAACAAAAAATGATGGGTAATAGAATACCTATGCCTAAAAATGATGAGGAAAAAGCAGAACTATACACTAAGCTAGGACGACCAGATGAACCTAGCAAGTATAAAGTTGAAATTCCAGAAACTCATCAACAATATTTTAGAGATGAATCTGTTAGTGAGTTTAAAAATGTAGCTCATAAAATTGGTTTAAACAACGAACAAATAAATGCTTTAATGGATTTTCAAATATCACAAGTTAATTATGAGCTTGACCAACAACAAAACGGTTTATCTGTGCAAAAAGATGAAGTAGAATCTACTTTAAAACAAGAATGGGGTTTTGATTATGATAAAAACATTCGTTCTGCACAACGAGCTTTACAAGTTTATGGTGACGAAGATATTAAACAATTAATGAACACAGAAGTAGGCAACAATCCTGCAGTAATAAAATTATTTGCAAGATTGGGCAAGGAAGTTACAGAAGATATGGCACAAAATACACAAAACAACAGTTTAAATGTATCACCATTAGATGCTAAACAAGAAATAGAAAACATAATGTCTAACCCAAAACATCCTTACTTTGATGCTAGTCACAGAGAACATAAAACTGCTGTTGAACAAATGCGACAATTGCATGAAAAAGTGTTTGGTAATCGTTAATTTTTTATGATATAATTTGCGTACCAAGTTCGCCCTTTTAGGATAACGAATCGGTTAGCCGTAGGTGGCTTAAAAACATAGGTTTCCCGTTAAGGATAAAGACCGATTTAAAAATTTTTTAAAAGGAGGACTGAATTATGTCAGTACAAATTACAACAGCTTTTGTCGAACAGTATAAAAGCAACGTATTTCATTTGGCTCAACAAAAAGGTTCAAGACTAAGAGATGCCGTTAGAACAGAAACAGTTACTGGGAAAGCTCATTTCTTTGAAAGAATCGGTTCTGTTGCAGCACAATTAAGAACGTCACGTCACTCCGATACTCCACGTATGGATACACCACATTCCAGACGTAAAGTAACAATGGACGATTATGACTGGGCAGATTTAATTGACAACGAAGATAAAGTAAGAATGCTTATTTCCCCACAATCAGATTATGCACAAGCAGGTGCATGGGCTATGGGAAGAGCAATGGATGATGCTATTATTACAGCAGCTACAGGTAACGCTTTAGGCGGAGTAGCTGGTGGAACAACAATTGCATTACCATCAGGAAACAAAGTAGCTCACGCTAGTGGAGGTTTAACACTTGCTAAACTACTTTCTGCAAAAGAAATAATTGATGCAAACGATGTAGACCCTGAAGAAGAAAGATTTATTGTGTGTGCAGCAGGTCAAATTACAGACTTGTTAAATGTTACACAAGTTACATCTTCTGATTTTGCTACAGTTAAAGCATTAGCACAAGGTGAAATTGATACTTATCTAGGATTCAAATTTATCCGTTCACAAAGATTAGGAACAGATAGTGATGGAAACAGGCAAGTATTAGCATTTTGTAAATCAGCAATAGGCCTTGCATTAGGTGCAGATATTCAAACTAAAATATCTGAAAGAGCTGATAAAAATTACGCAACGCAAGTATTTCTATCTATGACAATCGGTGCTACTCGTATCGAAGAAGAAAAATTAGTAGAAATTGCCTGTACGGAATAAAATTTAAAACAAGGAGGACATTAACATGGCCGTAACAACACAAAAAAGCACAGAGTACACAAATAGAACTGCTACTCCTCTAGTAACAGCAAATGCTGTAGCTGATAAAGGTAAATTAAGAACTTTACAGTTTACACATAACCAAAGTGGTACTGGAGATGCTGGTTCAACTGTTACCCTTGGGAAACTCCCTGCAGGTAGAGTTAAACTATTAGGTGGCCTTTCAAGATTTTATTGTAACTGGACAGCTAGTTCACAAACAATGGATATTGGATGGGCAGCTTACGAAGATTTAGATGGAACAGCAGTAACTGCTGACCCAGATGGTCTAGTAGATGGTTTAGACGTTGACACAGTAGGTTACTTTACAATGGAAGGAAACACAGCAGCAGGTAAACTGCTTGGTGGAAACTACATTTTTGAAAGTAAAGGTGGAGTCGAAATTGTAGCAAAAGCTATTGGTGCTTTAGCAGACGATGACGATTTAGTCGGTGTAATTACTTACATCGTAGACTAATACGACAACAAAGGGGGTAGTTTCGGCTACCCTCTGAAGGATAAAAATGGCAACTGAAGTTTCAATATGTTCAAACGCACTTAGAAAACTAGGGGATGACCCTATTACATCTCTCACTGATGATACAGAAAGAGCAAGATTATGTAATGCATTATACGAACCTGCAAGAGATGCATGTTTAAGATTACATCCTTGGAATTTTGCAATAACTAGAGCAACTTTGTCGCAATTATCTTCTACGCCAAATTACGAATATTCGTATCAATATGCTTTACCAACTGACCCATATTGTTTGAGAGTATTATCTATGGAATATGAAGATTATATATTTAGAATAGAAAATTCTGCAACTGAAGGTAGAGTGTTACTTACTGATGAAAGCACAGCAAAAATATTATATGTAGGTAAAATAACAGATACTGCTAAATTTGATTCTTTATTTGTTGATTTGTTAACAGCAAAATTAGCAGCTGAATTAGCTTACCCAATTACAAATAGTGTAAATTTGCAAACACAAATGGAGAAAATCTATCGTGACAAACTTTCTGAAACAAGAAGTGTTGATGGTCAAGAAGGATTTACAACAGACCTTGTATCAGATACATTCACTGATTTTAGAAAATAATGGCAAGAGTACATCCGTATCAATCTAATTTTACAGCTGGTGAAATAAGCCCAAAATTAATTGGACAAGTAGATTTTGCTAAATATCCAAATGCTGTAGAAACTTTAGAAAATATGACTGTTTTTCCGCAAGGTGGTGCTACACGAAGATATGGCACAAGACACGTTACGGAAGTTAAAAATTCATCACATACAACAAGGTTAATACCTTTTGAATTTAACGTAGAACAAGCATATGTTCTGGAGTTTGGCGACCAATACATAAGGTTTTATAAAGACGATGGACAAATAGTAGAAGCTGATAAAACTATTACAGCTATAACTAAAGCAAATCCAGCAGTAGTAACAGCAAGTTCTCATGGATATGTTAATGGTGACCATGTTTGGATTAATAATGTTGTTGGTATG